ATGCGCCGTCACGCGACAAGCCGTCACAACTGGGAGATCAATGAGGGGAAGTTGGCGCACCCAGCACGATTCGAACGTGCGACCTCTGCCTTCGGAGGGCAGCGGGAAACCGCTAAGTCTCTGGAAATCCAGCAACTTCCAAAAACGAAACCTGACCGAATCCGCCCGATTCCGACCGCAAAACGGGGCGAACCGGGGGCGAACGGTGGTCGGGGCAAATACAAGGAAACCGAGGTTGACGGCGTGGTCTATCCGTCGCGGGCGGCGGCTGCCAAGGCGCTCGGCATTCATCCCAACAACATCAGCGCGTCGATCAAGAAAGGCACCCTGCACCTCTTGGGCAAGGGTCGCGGCGGCAACTGGCGCAAGGGGGCAAACTGATGTTGCTCTACCTGCACGGGCACGACCTCGACCAGCATCCCGAGTTGCGGGACTCGATGTTCCGCGACCGCACCAAGCAATTCCGCGACCGCCTCGGGTGGCCGGTGACGGTCGATGACGAGGGCCGCGAGCGCGACCAGTATGACGACCTCGACCCCATCTATGTGATCTGGCGCAGTCCTGACGGGCTGCACGGCGGGTCGGCGCGGTTCCTGCCGACGACCGGTCGCACGATGATCAACGAGCATTTCATGCACCTCGTCGGGAACCATCCGTTCCGCGACCCGGCGATGTGGGAATGCACGCGGTTCTGTCTCGCGCCGGGGTCCAGCCATCGCATCGCGTCGGCCCTGATGTTCGGCGGCGGGGAACTGATGCGCAAGCATGACGTGACCCATTTCGTCGGCGTGTTCGCCATGCCGATGCTGCGGGTCTATCGCCTGATCGGGTCGGAACCTGTCGTCGCCGGGACGGACGGCGAGATTGGCGTCGGGGTGTGGCAATACTCGGATGACCAGCGCGAGGTGTTGTTGAAGCGTGCCGGGATCAGACCGGACCAGTGGGGGATTGCGGCATGAGGATCGAGACGTGGCTTTACAATTTCATCATCGAATCGAACCGGATCGAGGGGATCGACCGCGACCCATCCAAGACCGAATACCAAGCGCACACGACGTTCCTGGCCGGTGACGTGGGGATCGAACCGCTCAAGGTGTTCGTCGGTGCCGTCGCGCCGGGGAACAGCCTGCGCACCGAACCGGGCCTGAACGTCCGCGTCGGTCGGCACATGGCACCGGAAGGCGGGCCGCAGATCGGGCGGGCGCTTGCCGATCTGAACGCGCGGATCGTCACCGGCATGATCGACGCGCACGACGCCTATTGTGCCTATGAACACCTGCATCCGTTTACGGACGGCAATGGGCGATCTGGCCGTGCGATCTGGTTGTGGATGATGGAACGCCAGATCGACCGACCGCACCGCGAATTGGGTTTCCTGCAATGCTTTCATTACCAGACGCTTGAGGCGCACGACCGCAGGGTTAAGCGTTTCGACACGTCCGGTGATTATGACGTGCAGGCGCAATTCAGGGTGAAATGATGACCACGACCCCGCAGGCGAATATCACCCTTTTGCAAGCGGCGCAGGCGCAAAAGCACGTCACCGCCAACGAGGCGTTCATGCGCCTCGACGCCCTGTTGCAACTCAATGTCATTTCGGGCGCGATCACCACGCCGCCCGGATCACCGGCAGAGGGTGACAAATACATCGTGCCGACCGGCGCGACCGGGGCGTGGGCCGGGCAGACGAACAAGGTCGCCCTGCGCCTCTCGGGCGGGTGGGTGTTCTTCACGCCGCGCAACGGATGGCTTGGGTGGAACGCCGCCCTTGGTTCGTTCGTGTCGTGGGATGGCACCGCATGGGTCACGCTGTCCCTGTCGTCTGGCGGCGGGTCGGTCACGGTCAAGGACGAGGGCACGACCCTGACGACCGCCCTGACCACACTCGACTTCACCGGGACGGGCGTGACCGTCACGAACGTGGGCGGGGTGGTGACGGTCACGATCCCCGCGATTGCCGGTCCCACGGGTCCAGCCGGTGCCGATGGCGCGGACGGGGCTGACGGTGCGCCGGGTGCCACGGGTCCAGCCGGTGCCGATGGCGCCGATGGCGTGGTCAACCTCGGGCTGACCCTGGCGATGGGCCAGAACGCATACACGAATTGAGGAGTCACTGACATGGTTGCCAATACCGCCCCGATCTTTTCGGACACGCCGCACGCCGAATGGGCGAACGGGATCACCGCAGCGAACACCGCCAAGGACGGCACCGGCACGGTTGACACCGTGTTCACGGCGGCGGCTGACGGGTCGTTCGTGCAAAAGCTGATCGTGCGCCCGAGGGGCACGAACGTCGCGTCGGTCCTGCGGGTGTTCCTGAACAACGGATCGACCAATGCGACCGCAGCGAACAACGTGCTGATTGAGGAAATCGGTCTGCCCGCCACGACCAACTCGGAAGTCGCGGCAATCGCCGGGATGCAACTGCCGCTCAATATCCCCATCCCTGCCGGTTACAAGATCAACGTGACCCTCGGGACGGCGGTGGCGGGCGGTTACGCCGTCACGGCGGTCGGGGGTGACTACTGATGACCTTCCCGCATTACCTGCCGAAAGAACCGGGTCAGATGCGCCGGTTCGACCCGATGGGCACGGGTGCGAACCAGTGGCAGGCGTTCAACGTGCCCTATGGCGCAAAGATGCTGGAAATCGTCGCCGTGGGCGGCGGTGGTGCCGGTGGCAATGGCTTCACGCGGGCGGCTGCGGCTGCCGGTGGTGGCGGCGGTGGTGGCGGGTCCGCGTCGATGTCGCGTATCTCGATCCTCGCGGCGCTCTTGCCTGATGTCCTCTATGTCCAGCCGGGGCTTGGCGGTATCGCGGCGGTCGGCGGTGACAGCTTTGTCGCCCTGCGCTCGACCACGGCGGCGGCGTCCCTGTTGCTGATCGGTCGGGGCGGTGGTCTTGGCGGCAACGGCGCGGCTGCGGCGGTCGGTGCGGCTGGTTCTGCCGGTGCCGTGGTGGCGGGCACCTCGTGCCCCTATTCCAGCCTCGGGGCGTTCGTGTCGCTCGCGGGCCAGGGCGGCGGTGCCGGTGGTGGTCAAGCTGGCGCGGCGGGCGCTGCGGTGGCGTTCGGCGGGTCCGGTGTGATCGTGTCCAGCGGCGCGGGCGGTGGCGGCACGACATCGGCAGACTTTGCCGGTGGTGCGGTCACGGCTGCGGGCCTGGCACCGACCATCGCGGGCGGGCTTGCCGGATCGAACGATGGGAACGCCGGGTATGAACTCTGGCTGCCGCCGACCTTCACGGGTGGCAGCGGTGGCGGGTCCAGCAATACCGGCGTCGGCGGCAAGGGCGGTTATGGTGCGCGGGGGTCGGGCGGTGGCGGCGGTGGCGCGGGCACGACCGGGGGTGTGGGTGGTCGCGGTGGCGACGGTTTCGTGCTGATCGGCTGGTTGTTCTAAGCATGAACCTGCCGCCCCGGTTCCTCAATTGGCGTCTCGTGGACGGTCGCAAGATGCCATGCCTGCGGGACGGCACGATCTGCGATGCCCACGATCCGGCCAATCACACCGACTACGCCACGGCGGTCGCCTCGGGTCTGCCGGTGGCGTTCGACATCAGGCGCGAGGACGGGCTGTTCTTCCTCGATCTGGACAAGTGCGCGGTCGATGGCGCGTGGAAGCCCGAGGCCGTGGCGATCTTTACCAGCTTTGCCGGTGCATTGGGCGAGGTGTCCCAATCAGGCACGGGCCTTCACATCATCGGGCGCTGCGACCCGTCGCGCCTCGCGGACAGAAGGAACAAATGGGATGGGTGGTTGGAGTGTTACACCGATCAGAGGTTTGTCGCCTTTGGCGGAACCGGATGGGCACCCATTGGTGGCGTCCAGATCGACCGCGACTTTACCGATACGCTTCTCAAGGTGGTGCCGCAGCGTGAACACCTTGGCGATCTGCCCGAGGGTGTCGATCCGCGCTATACGGGGCCGGTGGATGACGAGGCGTTGCTGGCGCTGATGCTGCGGTCGGGCGGGGCCGGTGCCGCGTTCGGGATGCGTGCCTCTGCCGCCGACCTCTGGAATGCCGACGCCGCCAAGCTGGCGCGCATCTATCCGGCGTTCGACGGGTCGGGCGGTTTCGACCGGTCCTCTGCCGACGCGGCGCTGATGGCGCACCTCGCGTTCTGGACGGGCCGGGACATGCCCCGGATGGACCGCCTGTTTCGCCGGTCGGCGCTGATGCGGGACAAGTATGAGCGCCGCGAGGATTACCGGCGCGACACCGTGCAGAACGCCGCCCGCCTCTGCAAGACCGTCTATGACCGCCCTGCCCCGGTCGCGGCTGCGGCGCAAGCTGGCGCTGACGGGGTGCCCGAGGTGTATCTGACGGTGCCCGAAATGCAGGAACACTTTCGGGGATGCGTCTATATCTCGGATGCTCACCGCGTGCTGATCCCTGACGGGCGGATGCTCAAGCCCGAACAATTCAACGCCACCTATGGCGGGCATATGTTCCAGATGATGCCTGACGGGACCAAGCCGACCGACGATGCGTTCAAGGCGCTGACCCAAAACAAGGCGACCCGGTTTCCGCAGGCGATCACGACCTGTTTCCGCCCCGATCTGGCGTTCGGCCTGATCCTGAACGATGGCACGGTCAACGCCTACATGCCGCCCGATGTGGACATCACCCAGGGCGACGTGTCGCGGTTCCTCGATCTGATGTGCAAGCTGTTGCCCGACGAGCGCGACCGGTCGATCCTCGTGGCCTACATGGCGGCGGTCGTCCAGTATCCCGGCGTCAAATTCCAGTGGGCACCGGTCGTGCAGGGGTGCGAGGGCAACGGCAAGACGGCGCTGTTGTCGTGCGTGTCCTACGCTGTCGGTCGGCAATACACGCACCAGCCGCGCGCCAAATTGCTTGGCGGGCAATTCAACGGATGGGTCGAAAACAAGCTGTTTATCCTCGTTGAAGAAATCCATATGAACGGTCGCCGGGAAATACTGGACGACCTCAAAACGATGATCACGAACATCGAGATTGAGGCCGAACGCAAAGGCGCAGATCAGCGGTTGATCCGCAATCTGGCGAATTGGGCGTTCTGCACCAATTACAAGGATGCCGTGCTGAAATCCCGCAATGATCGGCGCTATGCGATATTCTTCACGGCGCAGCAATCAACGGACGATCTGGTGCGGGACGGGATGACCGGGCGCTATTTCCCCGACCTCTATGATTGGCTGCGGGATGGCGGTTATTCTGCGGTCGGCCACTACCTCAAGAATTACCAGATACCGGACGACCTCAACCCGGCCACCTCGTGCCATCGCGCGCCCACGACGACATCGACAGAGGAGTCCATCGGTGAATCGCTTGGCGGCGTGGAACAAGAAATCCTTGAAGCGGCAGAGGACAACACCGTGGGCTTCCGGGGCGGATGGGTTTCGTCGTGGGCGCTCGACCGGCTGATGCGCGACCGTGGCATTCGCATCGGTCGGAACAAGCACGGCAAGATATTGGAAGCAATGGGATACAGACGGTTTGAGCGCGCTTGGCAGCCCATTGAACAAGAGGACGGGAAACGACCCGTCCTCTATAAGCTGCCGTCCGCACCGGGCGAGACAGTGGACGATTACTGCCGCGCCCAACACTACATCGTCCGCTAATGTCGCGGGCCGTGGATCGTGTGACGGTGAGACGCGGCGGTATGCTGTAGGCGAGCGACCAGAGGCGTGTCGGCGTTCGCGGCAAGTGCCTTGGCCGTGTCGGCGCAATGCTGGTATCCGTCCAGCCATCCCGCGAGGCGGGCGTTGACGTATTGGGTCTTGAGTCTGGCAATCTCGGCCTTCAACTTTTCCGTCTCACTTGTCACGCTGATTCTCCCGGTTCGCTTCGCTTGATACTACCGGGGGTTGTCATCAAATCAAGCTGGCAAGATGCGTTAAAGTGATGCGCTATTTTCCGCTCGTCAGATATGGCGGGTCACGGCCAGCAATTGCTTCGCCTCGGGCGGTGCGACCCTGACGGCAACCCATCGTTCGGTTGCATATTCCCGACCCGACAATTCCGTTACTTTGACCAAGAGATTACGAACAGCACGTTCCTGTATGGTCGCTTTACCTGGGCAAAACGTATCGTCCAGATACAGGACATCGCCGGGGCGCATGTCGATCAGGCGCGAGGCGAGTGATCCGGCGTGCCGCGTCATCGGACGACGACCCGCAGATGGGGCACCGCCGTGGGCTTGAACTGCGGCGTGTCGGCGGCGCGGATGGCGGCGGCAATCTCGGGGCGGGTCTTGGCAATCTCGTCGGCCATCGCCTGCCGCAATTCTTCCAGGTGGGTCACTTGCGGGACTCCTTCAACAAGTCGCGGATCACCTCGTCGTTCGTGCGGTCATAGATGTCGGCCACGAGCGCGGCGGTGACACTGATGGCAGGATCGTCATCGTTCAGCCATTCAGTATCATCGTTCAGGATCATCCAGCGAAGGGCTGCGGTGTAGGACAGCGGGCGGGCGCGCGTGGTCATCCCATGATCCTCTCGTCGGCGGGCATTTCCGGGGCCAGCCCCGCGCGCTTGTAACCGCGCTGGATGAAACCGGGGAACACCTTGTATTCGCGGCGTGCCCATGCCCCGGCTTTCGTCTCGGGGCGCACGGTGTATTCCTCGCGCAGATCACCGTAATAGTTTCGGCTTGCGCCCACGAAAGTGATGTAGGCGCGGCGGAACTCACCGCCGCCTTCGATGACATAGACGACATCACCGACCTTGTAGGGCGCAGAGTCGACCGCTTGCCGGTAAGTCTCTGGTTCCGGCGTGTAGGGCGCTGTCCAGAGATAGCGGTGCGGGGCGACCGGCAGGTCAGCGACGGGCGGCAGATCGGGCCAGTAGCGGCGGCGTGCCATTAGCGGGACTCCTTGATGGCTTTGACGGTGGCGCGGGCCGACGACTGCAACCCGACATAGCTGACATCACCGGACGACCGCACGATGTCGGAATAATAGTCGGCGTCGGACAGGTAGTCGGGGATCACCGGATCGTCGGCGGCGACACGCACCTTGCGCTTGAGGTAGGCGATCACCGTGGGCATGGGCAGATCACGTTCGCGCCGGTCGGTGAAGAACGCGATGGGCAGGTCGATGGTGTTCACTGATGCACTCCAACTAATTCTGTATCTAAGACTACATAGAAATACCGGCAGGATCAACCGCTATTTTGGGGGCCAGGCTGGTGATGCCGGGGGCAGCGGGGAGTGACCGGGCGACATAGACCGTGATCTGGACGGGCTGCATGTCATAGAGGGGCTTGCCGTCAGCCTCGACGGTTCCGATGGGATTGCCTTGCGGGTCGATGATGATCACGGTCGCACTCCTGTTTGGGGTGCCAGTAAATTAGCGGCGTATTCGTTAATTAGCGGTAAAATAAGTCGTGGAGTCGTGGTGGAGTCGTGGAGTCGAAAAAGTCTAATGATCACGGTGACTTACTACTGACTCCCTGACTCCTTTATAGTTATAGTAAGTAGTAGTAAGTATATATATACCCCATACCATGCAGGTTGACACATACACACCCATACCCATATATCTCTCCAGCCGAACGGTATGAACCGAGTCGTGGTGGTGGAGTCGTGACATGAACATTGATGACGTGAAGAACAGAATAGCGCAGCACGAGGCGGAAATAGCGGTTGAGATTGGCCGTTCCGTCGCGTGGTTGCAGGACGCCCGCAACAAGGTGAAAGATGCGCTGTCGCAGCGGCGTGTGATCATCGCCCGTCACCGCAAGAGACTGATGGCTGACGACCGGCTGACTGAAATGCGGCTGCGACACGAGGCGGAAATGCTCGCCCTGCGGCGCGAGATTCAGAGCGCGGTCGATGCGTTCGACGCTGATCCCGACGCCGCCCTACACAATCACCTGTCGTTGACGATTGACGGGTATTTCCCCGAGGTGATTGAAGGATGCAAGGCGATGGACGCGCACGAGCGCCAGCTTTGGGCAGAATACAGGTCGCAATGATCACCATCGACATCACATCGGACATTGACCGCGCCATCGCAGAGGTGGGCGAGTTTTGGCGTTCCCAGGTTCCCGTCGCTACCGCGTGGGCGATCAACGACACCGCATTCGAGGTGCGGAACCATGTCGTCAATTCGACCTGGGGCAAGGCGTTCAAGGTCAGGAACCGGGCGTTCCCCGGTCGGCTGTTCAAGGTCACTCAACGCGCCTACAAGCGAACGCCCGAGGCCGAGGTGGGGCAAACCCTCGACCGCGCCTATCTCGCCCTGCACGCGGACGGCGGCACCAAGACGGGATCGAGGGGCGGGCGCATCGCCATCCCTGTCACGCCCGACAAGGTGCGGACGGCGACCGGCAGGGTGAAGGCGTCGATGAAGCCCCTGCGCCTTGAGGAACGCAAAGACGTGTTCACGATCACCAAGGGCGCGCGGAAATTCGTGGTGAAGAAAGGTCGCCGGGGCAAGGCGAACGAACTGCTGTATGTCATCACCGCGAGCGCCAAGATCGACGGCACGTTCCGGTTCTATGAGGACAGCTTGTCGGTCACACTCGACGTGTTTCCGCATCGGTGGTCGGCTGCGATGGACAAAGCGATCACATCGTCCAGATTTTACCCATCCAGTTGACACCAGCGAACGGTCCATTATATCATCGTTAGGTATTAGAACGGTGATAGCATGAACAACCACGATATTGTCGCTCTTTTCTGCACGCGCAGAGCATCATCAGCCGCCAACGGTCGCAACACCCTGCGCTTCAAGGACGGCGTGCTGACCTCGTATGATGATGTCGTCGCCATGTGGGACGGTGATGTCCTGTATGTGAGCGCCGACACATTCACCGCCACCTCGTCGCGCCACCAGTCGGCGGTCAAGCGGATAGCGGACACCTACTTTCTGGTGCCGGGTCTGACCGACCTCGTGACCATCAGGACCGCCAAGGACGCGAACGATTATATCCTGTTGCGCAAGCTGGCGATCAGTGAGTTGGAACGCCGGATCGAGACATCGCGGTCGCGTGACATGATCGAATACCTCAACGGTCGCATCGCCATCGAACGCAACGCGATCCTCTTGGCGCTCAAGCGCCTGCCCTTGCACGAGGCCGCGACGGTTTTTTCCGCTGCTACCGGGGTTTTTTCCGCCGTCATGTAGCGGTTTTTTCCGGGTTTTTTCCGGTGTGCCCAAGGGGTTAGTTTGATCAGCCCTGGCGCGCAACATTCTTGCGCGAATCGGTCATTTTCGTGCGCGCACGATTGTTGCGCTGCCTGGCCGATTCGCCTCACAATGTTGCGCGCAACAATCGTGCGCGACTCGGGGTGAGTCCCGCAACTTACTGTCGGTCATAAAATTGCCGACCTGCGCAATAATCGTGCGCGCAACAATCTTACCTGAACCTGGAATAATCGTGCGCGCAAGGTAATTACCCGACCTCGCAAGATTGTTGCGTGTTCCTGGCCTATTCTTGCGCGCAAGATAGTTGCCAGCTTGCGCAAGATTGTTGCGCGCTAGTAGTTTTGACGTTACTTTGAGTCCTTTACTGACCTTCCGTTATTTTGTAATTTGTGGTCACACATCACGCGAAAAGGTGACGACAGATGACAACTCAACTCACGATCCACGCGACAGCGCACGGCGCTTTGTGGTGGCCGATTGGCGAGGAATGGACTCGGGACGTGGCGTTTGACGTGACCCGCTATCAGGCGCGGTGCGTCAATGGTGGTCGCGGGTCGCGCGGTATCACGTTGCGGGAAGCGATGTCGGGACTCGAGTGCGAAGAGTCGGGCGACTCTTCCAATGGCGTGACCTTTTCGGGGATTCTTGTCGTGACCCGCTATTCCGGGTCGCGGTGCCGTTCCCGTTGCTTCCCGCTCAATATGTTCCCGTCGATTTCCGATATGGTGGAGTCTTCCAATGTCTGAACACATCACGCGCCACGCTTTGCTTGAATCCATGTTCCGTGCGGCTGACATTACCGAGTCGCCCGTGGCGAATATCTTTGGCAACGCGCAGGAATTGCGCCTTGCCGCTTTCCAACTGGACCGCATCAATATGATGCGCTGCAATGGCGTGGAACGTTACGACCCGAAATTGCGCCGCGTCATGGCGGAATGGACTGATAAGGACGAGGCGCGCGCGGAACGGATCATGGAAAAGAACCGCGCGCGGTTTCTTGCGGGAATGGCGAAATGCTATGGCGAGTATTGGCGCGACTTTTACCGGGTCGAATTTAATTGCGACCCGCGAGGCGCACCTTGCAAGGTGTTTGCCGCCAAAGATGACCGCGCGCTTTTCGTGGTCTATTGATCATGGCGCGCCTCACATATTGGGAAGCACGGGCGATGGTTTCGACCTTTTGCATTCCCGTGGATCGTGATTTCCACGCCCTCAACTCCTATCAGGTCGAATGCGTGATACAGGCTGCCGACTCGGTCAAGTATCGCGCGCCAAAGAATGCTAACGGGTCGCGCGCAAGGTATTTCCACGCATACCTCGCACGCACCATTGCCAAGGGCGAGGACGTGCAATGACCTTTGCTCTGTATCGCTTTGACGATCCTGCGCCCGCGCCATTGCTGACGCTCTATGCGCGCAAAGAACCTACCACGGACCCCGAGTCCATCAAATACGGTTTCGCAGGTCGGTTCGACGTGGCGCTATATCGTGACCCGGAATGCACCACGCGCGCGGGTCGGTTCAATTGGTTTGCGAGCAATCGCCCGCGCCACAATTCCAAGTGCGTGACCCTCAATTGCTATCGCTTCAATCCGGTTTGGGTGTGACAATGAAAACCCGCTATTCCGTCACGGTCTGGAAATACAACGCCGCCTTGTGCATTGCTGAACCTGTTACGCGCCATTTCACCACGAGGCGTGGCGCGTGGTCAGCATTTGCCCTTGTGGCGCACGCAATGGGATTTGAGGGCGGAATCGAGCGCAAATGCGTTGCATTCCGTCTCGAGTCCTCAAATCGCCTTGATGCTGTCGAATATCGCAAGGAGTCGGTCTGATGGCGCGTTTCAATCCGTTCCCGAAAGTGAATTGCAGATATGGTGCGCCAATGGGTCGCGTGTCTGATCGTCTGATGCTTGACCCGGAAAACGTGACCCTTGCGGAATTGGCTGTCGCCGGTCCCGCCTACGAATATGACTCTGGTGGCGCGTATTGGGGATTACCGCCGAGTCACCTTGGGCCGGTTTGGGCAGTATGGGTCAAAGGTTTCGGCCACGATGGAGTCGCATATGTTCGCGCCAAATCCCGCGACGATGCAAAGAGAGAGGCAATTGCAAATGTCTGACCGGGTTTTGATGCGGGTCTATCCGCAAGGCGATGTCGTGGCGGTGTTGATTGATCAACCCGGAACCAATGACCCCTATTCGTGCGCGTGTTATCAGACCATTGGTCAACACGGATCGTGCGACCCTCAACACGTCATCCAATCGACCCGACCCGCCACGCCTGACGAATGGCGCGACCTTGGGACGGAATTGGCGCGGATTGGATATGACCCGCGCGTCATCAAGCGCACGCCCTCTGATGCGCTGCAAATCCGGCGAGGTGCGATAGCATGAGACTCGGACTCGCCATTGGCGCGGCTCTGTTCCTGATGCGATACCCGACAGCGCGCGGCATGGCGCTAGGTGTGGCAATCGGCTTGATGTTCTAACCCTCGACCCGCGACCCTCGACAGCTCGACCCGCGACCCGCCACGCTAACCCGTGGCGGGTTTCGCTTTGCGCCTCGCCTGCGCCTCGCCTGCGCCCGTCCCTGCGCCTCGCCTGCGCCCGTCCCTGCGCCTCGCCTGCGCCTCGCCTGCGCCCGTCCCTGCGCCTCGCCTGCGCCTCGCCTGCGCCTCGCCTGCGCCTCGCCTGCGCCACGTCCTGCGCCTCGCCTGCGCCTCGCCTGCGCCCGTCCCTGCGCCCGTCCCTGCGCCCGTCCCTGCGCCTCGCCTGCGCCCGTCCCTGCGCCTCGCCTGCGCCTCGCCAGCGCCTCGCCTGCGCCCGTCCCAGCGCCCGTCCCTGCGCCCGTCCCTGCGCCTCGCCTGCGCCCGTCCCTGCGCCTCGCCTGCGCCTCGCCTGCGCCACCAGGTGCGAGGTGCGCCACCAGGTGCGACCCGTCACCAGGTGCGAGGTGCGCCACCAGGTGCGACCCTCGACCCTCGACCCTCGACCCTCGACCCTCGACCCTCGACCCTCGACCCTCGACCCTCGACCCTCGACCCTCGACCCGCGCCAAGGGCGAATCAAGGTGCGAAACGTGACCCGCATGACCACGAGTCGCGCTACTATTTTGACGCACGATAGTTGCGTTTAGGAGCAACATTCTTGCGCGCAACTATCGTGCGCCCGAGGCTCACGGGGCGCAACTATCGTGCGCGACCGATCATGTCGTCTGCCGGTCATCCCGCGCAACTATCGTGCGCGCATGATTATTGCGTGGTCGGGTAATTATCGTGCGCGCAGGATTGTTGCGCGACTCATACCCCGACTCGACATGATCTTGCGCGCAACATTGGTGCGCTGGACGGCGTTCATACGCAACTATCGTGCGCAACATTCTTGCGCGAACGATTATTGCGCGACTCATACCGTGCGGCGAACGATTGTTGCACGCAAGAATCTTGCGCGAATCACGGGTCCTGTGCAACATTATTGCGCCGGGGGTAACGCGCGACCTCGTTTGATTTCTAGCTACAAAAATTTTGAGGTTTTTTCAGCCAAATCGGCCGGAATCCAGTAAAATTACCGCTTGACTCGGTAAAATGGCGCCCGGAACCGTGACTATCCCGCTATCTGGCCTTTTCGCTTGACTCCCTGAAAACAACCGTTCTGTCGGTTTTTGTTGTCTTAAAGCTGACCCTCTAAATGCGTTCCGACACGCGAGGGTCGGCATGGCACGGGCAAGTATCGAGGTGATCGGCGGCGACTTCGACATGGCGCAGGACGCGGCTGCGGTCCTGGCCGGTGTCAGTGTCCAGTCGTTAATCCTTTGGGACAAGCAAGACAACCCGCCACCTCGCAACCCTGACAAGTCCTATCCCGCCAGGGCGTTCGGCAAATGGCTGATCGAGGTGCGTGGCAACAAGCGTGTCGGTCGGCCACGTCTCGACGGCGGTGACGGTCAGGGGATGACCGCCGAAACCCGCCTCAAGACGGCGCAGGCCGAAAAGGTTGAGCGCGAGAACCGCGTTGCGGAAGGCGAATTGCTGGACGCCGCGTCGGTCGAAACCGCGTGGCAAGACATACTGATGCGGGTCCGCACGCGCTTGCTGCAACTGCCGACCAAGCTGGCACCTATCATCGCTCGTCAGACCGATCTGAACGTGGTGACGACCGAACTCAAACAGGGTGTCCACGATGCCTTGACCGAATTGGCCGACGATTGGCGGGACAAGGTTGATGACGATGATGGACAATAAATCACCGGAGTATTGGGCCGTCATTGCGGGCATGTCGGTCTGGTTCTTCTTTCGGACGCCCAAGGCGGAAAGCATTGTCAGCCGCGTCGGCAAAACTGCCGCGTCTGCCACACTCGGGTTTGGCCTGTCGTCCGATGTCGCTCTTTATCTTGGATTGGGTGAGGCTCTTGCCGCTGTTGGCGTGATGGCGTTCGGTCTGATCTTTCTCGACGCTGCGACCGCGCTATTCGCCAACGAGAAATTCATGTCGGCATTTCTGCGCAAGCGCCTCGGGGTCGATGACGAGGACAAATAACATGCGCGATACGTTAACCCGGCAGTCACCGCTGATTGTCATTATTATCGTCGTTCTTATCGCGGCGTGGTCCGCTGAATCCGAGGAAGCATGTGATGGCAATTGCGACTTTCGATCTGGCGCTGCGGCTGGTGCTGGCCCATGAGGGCGGTTTCGTCAATCACCCTGACGACCCCGGTGGCGCGACCAATCGCGGGATCACCGCCCGCACGCTCGCGGCGCACCTTGGGCGAAATGTGACGGTCGATGACGTGCGGAACATCAGCGATCACACCGTGGCGACGATCTACCGGCGCAACTATTGGGACGCCGCCCGGTGCAGCGTCATGCCCGCAGGTCTGGACTACGCGGTGTTCGACTTTGCCGTGAACAGCGGGGTCAGTCGGGCCGTCCGCACCCTGCAAACCGTCCTCGGGGTCAACGCGGACGGCGTGATCGGTGACATCACCCTGCGCGCCATCCTCAACGCAGACGTGACGCAACTGATCTTCGACTTGTGCGACCGGCGCATGGCGTTCCTCAAGGGGCTGCGGACCTGGCGCACGTTCGGTCGCGGCTGGACCCGGCGCGTGATGGGTCTGAATGACGGGTCGTCGGAGGATGATAACGGCGTGATCGACCGCGCCGTGGTCATGGCGGCGAAAGGCGTCCCGACCCTTCCGCGTGCGGTCGATGACGGCGCGAACGCCAAGGCACCGGAAACCGACGAGGCCGTCACCACGACCATCAAGGACGCCGCCCGTGATCCTGCGGTGCTGACGACCGTGGGCGGGATTGTCACGGCGGCGATCACCTCGGGCAACGGTTCGGGACCGATGTCCTATGCCCTGTCGGCGGTGCTGGTGATCCTCGCCATCGCGGGTGTGGTCATGCTGTTGCGGTCGCGGAAATGACCCGGCTGGCGGTCGCGGTCGCCCTGATCCTGGCCGTCGCAGGGGTGATCTACTGGCGCGGCGGTGCGGATCAACGTGCCGCCGATCTGATCGAGGACGCGGAAACCTACCGGGACACACGAAAGGCGATTGAACATGCGACTGACCGCGATTTGCCTGACGATGCTGTTCTTGAGCGGTTGCGCAGGCACGCCGAACGCTGATGCGGTGCGTGACGGCACCGCCAGCTTGAGGCAAGCCCACGCCCTTGCATTGGTCGAAGGCAACCTTACAGACATGCGCAGGACCGGCGAACGGTTGCTGACCGCGCTTGCCTGCGGGTGGGGCGAGGATGAATGTCCGAACGGCTGATCAGGGCCGTTCTTTCGGTTCTTGCACCGCCACCAGATCAGACCGTTTCCGAATGGTCTGACGAATACCGCCGTCTGTCCGCAGAGTCGTCCGCATCGCCCGGTCGGTGGCGCACCGACATGGTGGAATACCTGCGGGAACCGATGGACATGATCGGCAAGCCGGGGGTGCGCCGCGTCACGCTGATGACATCGGCGCAGGTCGGCAAGTCGTCCTTTGTCGAAAACGTGGTCGGGTATTTCATGCACCGCGACCCCTGCCCCATCCTGCACGTCAGTCCGACCATCGAGTCGTCGGAAATGTTCAGCAAGGAACGGCTCGCGCCGATGCTGCGGGACACGCCGGTCCTGCGCAATCTGGTCAAGGACGCCAAGTCGCGGGACAGCGGCAACACGATCCGCAGCAAGAAATTCCCCGGTGGCGTGCTGTCGCTCGTGGGGGCGAACGCGCCGACAGGTCTGGCGTCCCGACCCGTCCGCGTCCTGCTGGCCGACGAGGTGGACCGGTTTGAGCGCAGCGCCGGGACGGAAGGCGACCCGATCAACCTGGCCGTCAAGCGGACCACGACCTACTGGAACCGCGTGCTGGTGTTCGTCTCGACGCCGGGGAACGCGAACACCAGCCGGATCATGGTCGAATATGAGCGCGGCGACATGCGGCAGAGGTGGTGCCCCTGCCCCGCGTGCGGCGCGTTGCAGGTCTTGAAATGGTCGCAAGTCAAATGGACCGACAACGACCCCGAGACGGCAGTTTACGAGTGCGAGCATTGCGGTGAGCATTGGGACGACCTGATGCGGATCGAGGCGGTGCGCGCCGGTCATTGGGTCGCGCAAAAGCCATTCAACGGCAACCTGTCCTATCACCTGTCGCAGCTTTACAGTCGGTTCGCGCCTCTGGCCGATGGCGTGCGCGACTTCCTCGACGCCAAGGGCGACCCCGAGTTGATGAAAACGTGGGTCAACACGTTCTTGGGCGAGGTGTGGCAGGACGCGGGCAAGCGCACCGAATGGTCCGATCTGCTGGCGCAGCGCGAGGACTACGCGACCCCGGTGCCCGAGGCCGTGACCATCCTGACCCGAGGCGTGGACGTTCAGGACGACCGTTTCGAGATTGAAACCCTCGGGTGGGGCAACGACCATCGCACATGGTCGATTGAATATCACACGATCTATGGCGACCTCTCGACGCCGGAACCGTGGGCTGCCCTGCGCACCTACCTGAACCAGTCGTTCATGCACCCTCTGTTCGGGGAAATCTCGCCCCGGATGACGTGCATGGACTCGGGCGGTCACTATACCCAATCGGTCTATAAATTCTGCCGGTCGATGTCCCGCGTCGTCCCGATCAAGGGTATCGGCGGCACCGGCAAGCCGATGGTCGGCAAGCCATCGAAAAACAACCTCGACGGCACCCAGGTTTTCCCGCTCGGGGTGGACACGATCAAGGAATTGGTCGTCGCGCGCCTCGCGGCAGGTCCAGACGAGGCGGGATATTGCGCCTTTCCGGCCAGCTATGGCGATGACTATTTCCGGGGCCTGACCGCAGAGGAATTGCGCACGACCTTTGTCAAGGGCTTCAAGAAACTGGTTTGGCACAAAATCCGTCCGCGCAATGAACCATTCGATAACCGGGTCTATGCTACTGCGGCGTTTGAAATGCTGTCGGTCGATGTAAACGCACAACGGCGCGCATCCATGCGTGAATACGCCAAGCGTGAACTCGAAAAGGTCATGCCCAAGGCCAAGCCCGCGAAACCGGCACCGCGCAAGGGCACCGATTGGGTCAACGGGTGGAAAAATGGCTGATCCTTTTGAACCGATTGAAGGCGAACCGGTCAGCATCGTGATCGGCCATTTCGTCGCGTGGACGATCCCCGACGAATATGACGCCAGCTTGTTCAGCCTCAAATACGTTTTCGCCTCGGGCGGCACGACCCGCGAAATCGCCGGGGCGTCGGTCGATGGCGTCTGGACATTCACCGCCTCGGGCACCGTCACCCAGGACATGCGCCACGGTCGGAACACCGCCGACCTCGTGGTCATCCGCTTGGCCGACGACGAGTCCCGCGTCCTGCGCACGATGTCGGTCGCCTGTTTCTCGAATGACGCCGACCGGCGTTCGCACGCCCGCCTGATGGTGGACAAGATCGAGTCGATCCTCTCGGGCCGCGCCGAACAGGACGTTGAGTCCTACACCATCAAGTCGCGGTCGATCACCAAAATGTCCGTCAAGGAACTGACCGACTGGCGCGAATACTATCTCGCGGAACTCGGACGCGAGGCTGACCCGATTACCGGGCGGCGCAAAACCAACAACACGCTGATGATCGGTTTCAGATAATGGCAAAGCGCAACTATTCCGCCGCCCAATCGACCGCCCGGTTCGGTGATTTCGTGTCGTCCTCGGGGTCTGCCGACTATGAGTTGTTGAACGGCATGGTGCAGGTCCGTCGCAAGACGCGCTTCCTCGCCCGCAACAGCGGCACCATGAAGCGGTTCATCCAGCTTTTGCGCGACAACGTGGTGGGCGAGAACGGTTTCCGCGTGCAGGCCACCACGCCGTCCGTGGTCGATGCGTGGAACGCATGGTGCGAGCGCCCGACCGTGGACGGCAAGATGACGATGGTGGACCTCTGCCGCCAGATGGTCGCCACATGGGCACGCGACGGCGAGTTTTTCATCGAACTGGTGGTCAACAGCCGGTTCCCCGACATGCTGGCGCTCAACCCTATCGAGGCCGACATGGTTGACGAGACGTTGAACGTCACCAATCCTTTCACCAAGAACCGGATCATCATGGGCGTCGAACTGGACGACATGGGCGCACCGGTCGCCTACCACGTCCTGACCCGGCACCCTGGCGACATCGTTGTGGGAATGCCCCTGTCGCGCGAGCGCCATCGCCGGGTGCCCGCCACCTCGATCATCCATATCTATGACCGCCTGCGCCCCGGCCAGACCCGAGGGGAACCGCCCGCGAGCGCGGTGATCAACGACATCAAAATGCTGGACGGATACCGCGAGGCCGAAACCATGAACCGGCGCATCGCGGCGGCGATGATGGGCTTTTTCTCGCGCGATCTGCCCAAGGCTGACGGCATTCAGGCGTTTGCCAACGAGACGACCAAGGACGCGGACGGTGAGGAAACTTTCACCCTCTCGTTGGAACCGGGCACGCTCAAGCAACTGCCCGATGGGATGCGGTTCGACAAATTCGATCCGGGCGGGTCGCAAACCGATTACGGGCAATTCGAGTCGCAGGTCAAGAAAGACATTGCGATGGGCCTTGGCATTTCCACGTTCGCCTTGGGCATGGAAACAGCCGGTGTTTCCTACTCGACGGGCCGCAGCGTGATCATGGAGGACCGCACATTCTATAAAGGGTTGCAGTCGTTCTTTATCCGCCTCGGGATGCGTCCGGTATTCGAGAAATGGGCGAACATGCACGTCCTGGCGGTCGGTTCCTCGATTGCGCCGACCAAATTGCGCACGACCGTTGCCGCCGCCAAATTCCGGGGCCGGGGCTGGCCGTGGATCGACCCGGCAAAGGACATCAGCGCCAACGCCGAGGCCATCGAAACCCTGCAAACGTCCTATACGCAAATTGCGGCGGATCGTGGCATGGACGTGCAAGAACTCTTTGCCGAGATTGCGGCGGATAAGGAACTCCTTAAGAAATTCAAGCTAGAACCGGTATCGAAATCGAAGCCTGCGGGCGACGAATCAGGGAAAGCAAAACCCAATGACGACGAACCGGAGCAATAGCTATCTGTCGATCCGCGCCGTCGCCAACAAGGACGGGACGGTGACTTTTCCGCTGTCGTCCGAAGAACCATATCGGCGCTATGACGGGGTGGAAATCCTCGCACACGGTGCCGACAATGTTGATCTGTCGTTCCTCAACAGCGGCAATGCGCCGTTGCTGGATAACCACGACCGGTGGTCGGGTGTGGACAAACAGATCGGTGTGATCGTGCGGGCGTGGATCGAGGCAAGCCGCGTCTATGTGATGGCGCGGTTCAGCGCCAAGGCACACGCCCAAGAGATTTTGAAGGACGTGACTGACGGCATCATTCGCAATGTGTCGGTCGGTTACGAAGTCCTGAAAACCGAACGCGACGAGGACGGGGATACCTACCGCGTCACGAGGTGGAAGCCCGTTGAGGCTTCCTTTGTCCCGGTCCCGGCTGACCCCACGGTGGGCATCGGGCGATCTGCAAACAGAAATGGAGTGAAAGCCATGCCTCTCGACCGTATGCCCGGCCAAATGACCGAGGCCGAACAGGGTGCCGCGCTTGAAAGCGCGCTGAACGAAATCCGCTCGCTCGCCTCGACCCACAACATCGGCCACCTGGGCGAGTCGTTCGTTCAGGCGCAGATTCGTGCCGGTCTGACGCCTTCCATCGAAGTGTTCCGGGGCATCGCCCGGTCGGCCATCCCCGAGGGCACCGCCCTGCGCAACGAGGACATCGGCCTGACGCCGAAGGAAACCCGCCGCTTCTCGATCCTCAAGCTGGCGCGGGCGATGGTTGACGGCGCGACCAAGAACGACCTCGACGCCGCCGCCTTTGAAATCGAAGCGTCCTATGCCGCTCGCGCACAGGCCGACAAGGATGGCCGCAAGACCTCTGGTGCCTACACCCTGCCCGCCGATGTCATGGGGTCGTGGGGCGACTTCGAGGTGGATGGCGTGCGTTCGGCGCAGTATCGGGCTGCCATCGGCACCTCTGCCGGTGCGAACATTCTCGACACCGCGCACCTCGCGGGCCGGTTCATCGACAACCTGCGCAACGCCTCGTCGGTGATGCGTGCCGGTGCGACCATGCTTTCGGGTCTGGACGGCAACGTCGAAATCCCCGGCGGTCAGGCGAACAACGCGGCGGCGTGGCTGGCGTCCGAGGACGCGAACGTGGCCGAGTCGAACCCCACGTTCCGCAAGATCACCCTCGGGCCGAAGGACCTGGGCAGCTACACCGACCTGACGCGCCGGATGCTGCAACAGTCCACCATCGACATCGAGGCGTATGTGCGCCGCCAGATCACGGACGGCATCATCCTCGAAATCGACCGCGCCGGTCTTTACGGCACGGGCGCGACGGGGCAGCCCACGGGTCTGAACGCCACGGCGGGCATCGGTTCGGTCGCGTTCGCTGCGACCGCCACGACCGGCATCCCGACCCGTGACGAACTGATCGACATGGGCAAGCTGATTGCCGCGACGAACCGGGGCACCGACTCGTTGAAGTGGCTGATGAATACGGGGTCGGTCGGTGATCTGCAAAAGACGCGCGTTGACGCCGGTTCGGGCATCTTCCTGATCAACGACGCCGCCGACCGCCTCGTCGACAAGCCGCTGATCGAGTCGAACCAAATCCCGCTCGGGCCGACCTTCAACGACATTTGGCTTGGCTACTGGTCGGACATGATCATCGGCATGTGGGGGTCGCTCGACCTCGACCGCGACACCGCCGCGAAATTCCTGTCGGGCGGCATCCGCCTGCGGGGCATCCAGACCGTTGACGTGGCCGTCGCCCGCGTCGGTTCCTTCACCAAGGGCACCTGATCCGGCAGCGGGCGAGGTTCACGCCTCGCCCGCGCCAATCCCGACACGATCCCATCCACATCACTGAAATGGAGTGCCGACAATGGCCGAAAAGGAAAAGCCGAACCTCAAGGTTCTGGTTCCCATTCTGTTCAAGGGCGAACACCTCGAAGCTGGCACGGTCATCGCCAAGAGCGATTTCGCCGTCAAGGGCGACTGGCAGAACCTTGCGTTCGCGTTCGACACGCCCCGCCTCGCGGAAACCGACGACGAGGTGGGCAAGCCCAAGGCTGCCAAGGCCAAGGCTGCCGCCACGCCCGCGACCCTGCCGGGTCAGTCCTGATCATGCCCATGCCGTGCCTGACGACCGATCTGACCGCTGTTTTCTCGGATGACGCATTCGGGGAAACGGCGGGGTCCGTCAGATGGCGCGGTGTGGTCATCAAGGGCGCGATTTTCGATGACGAGGACATCGACGTGGCGCTTGGCGAGGGCGTCGGTGAAATCCAGCATCAGGCGGTCCTCTCGGGTCCGTCAGCACAATTCCCCGGCATCGCGGACGGTGATCCCGTCATCGTTCGCGGTCGGTCCTTCCGGGTCAAGAACTGGAAGGATGACGGCACCGGGGTCATCGACATTTGGCTTGAGGAAGTCGGCGCATGACCCACGCCAGGACCACGATCCGGCACGCGGTGATCGAGGCGCTTGCCGCCGATCTGCCCGCCAGCTACCGCGTGTTCGGGTCGCGGAAATACGCCCTGAACCGCGTGGCCGGTGCGCCCGTGGTCGATGTCCGGTTCGCGCAGGTCAACATCGTGCAAGAGACGATGGGCGACGAACGCCGCAACGTGGGGTCGCTTCTGATCCGCGTGCAGCGGGACAGTGAGGAAACCGGGCTGGACGACGCGCTTGACGCCGACGAGGTGCTTGTCGTGGGCGTCATGGCCGGGATCGACTGGTCGTCGCTCTTGGAGGAACAGCCCGAGTTGACCCAGGTCGTTTTCGCAGAGGACGGCCAGACCGGTCGCCCGGTCGGCGCGCTGATCCTGCGGTTCGATGTCGAATGGCGGGCAAACTGGAATAACCCCGAAACCGTGATGGAGTGACGGCAATGGCAACGACCAAGGGCAAAGAGGGTGTCATCAAGATCGGCACCGTGGTTGTGGGCGAGGTGAAATCCTTCGACCTGACCGAAACGGCAAACGAGGTGGACACGTCCACGATGGGCACCGACTGGACCGGAGTCGACTCCACGCAAAACTCGTGGTCGGCGTCGATTTCGATGTTTTGGGACGAGGGTGACGCGGGGCAGGAATTGCTCGTCATCGGCAGCAAGGTCGCCCTGAAACTCTATCCCGAGGGCAGCACGACCGGCCTTGTCGAAAAGTCGGGGTCCGCGCTGATTACCGAAATCGGGCAGGCGCAAGCGCACGACAACATCGTTGAGCGCACGGTGAAACTCAAGGGCGACGGTGCCCTGGCAACGGCGGTGGTGGCGTAATGGGCGCTCTTTCGGATGCGGTTCGCAGCGAGTCCAATTCCTACACGGACTCGGAATGGTCGGGGAACCTTGGCACGGTCGCCGTGACCATCTACGCCAAGCCCCTGACGCCCGCCGACCTCGCCCGCCTCGGGCCGAAGCACGCCGGTTTCGTCAACAACCCAAGCCTTGAGGGCATGGTGGACCTGATCATCCTCAAGGCGCGGGATGGCAACAATCTTGCCGCGTTCGACAAGGGCGACAAGCCCCTGATGATGCGGTGGAACACCAACAAGGTCGGGGAAATCTTTGCCGCGCTGTTCGGTGAGCAAATGGAAACGCTCAACGAGGATGATGCGGCGCAAGAGGCACGCGCAAAAAATTGAAAGCGGACGGGCTGCGCATGATTTGTTTCGGGCTTGCCCGTAACCTGCACCAGCCCGTCCATGAAGTAATGTCCTGGCCGTTGAACGACATTCTCGACTGGTGCGCCTTTTATGATCTGACCAAGCCCGAGGGTTGAACAATGTCCAGCATGATCAAAGGCGTCAACTTCAAGATCAGCGCCACGAACGCGGCGGGACCGGCAATTGCCGGTTTCAACCGTGGCGTCCAGTCGATGCGGGATCAGGTGCAACAGACCGGGCCGCTCATGCGCTCGTGGAACGCGGGCCTGAACAGCAACCGGCGCATGATCCAGCAAGTCGGCTTTCAAATGTCCGACTTTGCCATCCAGATTGCGGGCGGTCAGTCCGCAATGCTCGCGTTCACGCAACAGGGCGGGCAAATCCTGCAATTCTTTGGGCCGTTCGGTGCAATGGCTGCGGCGGCGCTTGCGATCTTTGGTTCGCTCGCCATCGGGATCACCAAGTCGGGCGTGGCGCTCAACCAGCTTTACCCGTATTTCGGCGCGGTCGAAAACGAGTTGCGCGGGCTGGTCGCGGCGATTCAGGCCGTGGGCGACATGATGGGCACGGTGGGCCGGTTCCTGATCGAGAACCTTGACACCATCGTCATCGCAATGGCCGTCACGGCGGGCTGGTTCGGGGTCAAGTGGGTCGCGGCTGTCATCACCGCCACGATCACCACGGGGGCGTTCAGCAACGTCCTGCGGGCCACGGCGCTCGTCTATGCGATGTCGGGCACGGCAGCCGCAGCGGCGACCCTCGCCACGTCCGCATTCTCTGCCGCCCTGTCGATCCTGCGCACCGCCCTGATCCGCCTCGGGCTGCCCGCCATCATCCTTGCCGTGTCCTACCTGATCGAACGCTTCCTGACGCTCGCCAAGGGCGCGGGCGGGCTTGGCAATGCGATGGTCCTCTTGGGCAACCTGTTTTCGGCGGTCTTTGACGACATCGGCAATTACATGTCGCAATTCTCGTCGGAATGGGGCGCGATGACGCAATACATGGTTGCGACATTCACCGCAGCCCTCGCGTCGGCGCTCTTTGCGGCGAATACGTTCTTTCGCGGTCTGGCGCGGCATCCGCTCTTGCGGGCGTTTATCGCGGCGATGGGGTCGTGGGATTTCAACGGACCCATCGCGGAACTGAACGCTCTGTCGGCCACCTCGCAAGCGGCGCACGAGTCGATGATGGCCGACGCGGCTGCAACGGCTGGTTCGTGGACGAACACGCGGGCGGCGTGGCAGGCGTTGAAGGACGCCCTCGCGCGTGGTGATGCACCGCCCGTGTCGCCGTTCGGCGGTCCTGCCGGTGGCGACCCGACTGGTGCCGGGGCTGCGGCTGACGCGGCGACGGCTGCCGCCGATCAGGTTGAGACGACTTTCGAGAACATGCAAAAGTCGATTTCGTCGTCCATGCTGGCCGCGTTCAAGTCACTCGCGGATGGCAGCAAGTCGTTCGCAGAGGTGGCGATGGATTTGCTCGGGTCCGTCGCGGACAAGGTGATCGACATACTGATGACCCCGGTGTTCAACAGCCTCGCGGGCAGCCTCGCGGGCGGCATCCTCGGGGGCCTGACCGGCATGGGCGCGACGGTGCCCACGGCAATGCCGTCCTTTGACGGTGGCGGCGACACCTGGTCGGGTCCGCGCGTGGGTGGTGTGGACGGCAAGGGCGGTCGCCTCGCGCTGTTGCACTCGGATGAAACGGTTGAGGATCACCGCTCGCCCTCGGGCAAGGGCGGGCAGGTCATCAACGTGACGTTCAACATTTCGACCCCTGATGCGAACAGCTTCCGCAAGTCGCGGTCGCAGATTCAGGCGGAAATGGCGCAGGCCGTCAAGATGGGCGCGAGGGGCAACTGATGACACGCAATGTGACCGTTCTGGCGGAACAAGGGCCGCTCGTGGCCGACATTCTCACTGTCTATCAGGGCGAGGCGTTGACCGTGCGCGTCGTCCCGAACGGGCAGGACATCGGGACGGACGTGTTCTTTGCGGTCGCAGAGACGGACGGCGGGCCGGAAATCCTGACCGTCAACGGTGTCCGCACCGTGACCATCGACTCGGTCCAGATGGAAACCCTGACGGTCGGGCAGACGTATTTCTATTACGTCTGGTCAAGCGCCGCCCTGATCCTGACGCTCGTCGCCAAGGGCCAGATCGTCGTGCAGGCCGCGTCCCTGCCGGAAGGCGTCACGCCCGCCGCGCCCTCGATCACGGTGCAGGGGTCGGTTGAGGTGGTCAACACCGACACGACCGCGAGCCTGACGTTCACACCGCCCGTGGTGGCAGGCAACCCGACGCCGACCGTCACGCGGGCGCTCACCGTGGACGGCGTTGCCGGGAACACTGCGCTCGTGCAGACCATCACCAAGACGGCATTTTCGCAGGTCATTCAAATGGTCTGGACCGCCGTCAACGGTTTCGGGTCGCCCGCGCTGTCGATGGTGCAGACCGTCATCAGCAAGATTTACGGGGTCCAGTATGCCCCGCCCGCAGGCTTGGGATGGGGCGGTCCCGCGTTCACGGCGGTCGAAACCATCGACGGCTTTTCGGTCAACCTGACGCCCCGCAATCTGGTCAACGCCGCGATCTGGACCGGCGCCGGGATTCACGTCGATCCCGTCTCGGGCGATGACTCGTGGACCGGCTTGGGGTCGGCGGATGGCGATTTCACGAACGCCAAGCGGTCGATCCATGCGGCATTCACGGCGGGCAACGCGACCGGCGCACCCTACCGCGTGATCCTCAAGGCCGGGAATTACAACGGCGCGACGTTCACGAACAACGGGCTGGTCGAACCGAACCAGCACGTCGCCATCATCGGGTGGGACGGCATCGCCAGCTACCGCACCGGCACGCAAACACCCTCGTGGGCAAACTCGGGGTCGGGCACCTACACGTTCAGCGTCACGTCGCTCAACGCCGTGTTCCGCACCGATGTCCTGACCGCCAAGGGCAGCTTTACCCGGCTGACCAAAGCCGCCGATCAGGCCGCGTGCGCCGCGACCCTGAACAGCTATTGGTGGTCTGGTAGCGTCTGCCACGTCAACATCGGCAAGGCACCCTCGTCGTCCGACATCGCCCTGATCCGGGGCTTCAACGGCGCGCGGTTCCTGACCCACACGAGCGACCTGTATCTGGAAAACCTGACCATTGAGGGCGGCATCACCGGGGCGCTGCATTGTGACGCCATCGCCACGCGGAACGTGGTCGGCCTGAATTGCAAGATCGGCTATTCCGCCCCTACCACGGTCGGCCAGGAACTCGACGCGGTGCGGGTGCGGCGCACCATCGGGCTTGTCGCGTTCTTTGAGTCCGACGCCTCGGGTGCCGCAAAGGACGGGTGGAATTTCCACGATGACGGGTCGGTCGGCATGAACGTGCTGCTGGTCAACTGCACCGGCCACGACAACGGCGACGGCAACGCCACCTCGTGCAACGCCTTCACGACCCACGATGCGGTCAAGGCGTGCGTGATCGGCGGGGAATTTGGGCACTCGCGGAATGGGACAGAGGTGCATTGCATCGAGTCCACAAAGACCTGGCTCTACGGGGCGCAGGTCGAAGCCCGCGACGTGGACGGCACCTCGACCGCGTTCAAGTGTTCTACCTCGTCGGAAATGTGGTTGCAGGACACCATCGCGGACGCGGCAGGATCGGCCGAAAATTACGCTATCGAGGCGAACGGCGGGGCCGTCCTCAAGCGCAACACCGTGACCATCGCGGGCACCGAACTGGTGACGGATGGCGGCAGCATAGGGACATTCTGATGGCCTTCCTCGAAACCCGGTTCTTCACCGACATCAGACCCGAGGCGAACGGCGGGCCGGTGTATCGCACGACCGTCAAGCAACTGCGGGGCGGTCAGGAACGCCGCAATTCGATGTGGGCCGACCCGCTGCGGTCCTATTCGGTGTCCTTGGGTGGCCGGGACACCGACGAGATTCAAGACCTGCTGGATTTCGTCGCCAACACCGAAGGCGCGGCGCACGGCTTCCGCCTCAAGGATTGGGCCGACTTCAAATCCTGCCCGCCACGGCAGGCCGTCACGGCGCTGGACGTGCCCGTGGGCACCGGCAACGGCACGACCTACTGGTGGCGTCTCTACAAGCCCTATGGCACGTCCTACCAGCGCCGCATCGCCAAGCCGCGCACGGGCACCCTCGTGGTCGCGGTCGATGGTGTCGCGGTCGGGCCGACCGTCTGGTTCGGGGATTACGTCAACGGGACCGTGGTGTTCAAGAACCCGCCCCTGACCGGCGCGGTGATCACGGCGGGTTTCGAGTTTGATGTGCCGGTGCGGTTCGCTGATGACGCGACCGACATTGCCCTGATGACGCACAAGCTGGCGGCGGCGTCGAACGTGGCGTTGCAAGAGGTGCGGGTGACAGAGGACATCGACGTGGCGGTCTATGACGCCTTGAGGGCGTCCCTGTGAAGGCGTTCGGCGCGGGCCTTACCGCTCACCTCGACGGCGATGTCACCTCGCTCTGCTACTGCTGGCGGATCGAACGCAAGGACGCGACGGTTCTGGCGTTCACGGATCACGACCGCGATCTGGTCGTGGCAGGAACGACCTATCTGGCGTCCACGGGAATCACCACGACCCAAATGGTGCAACGCCTCGGGCTGTCGGTGGACAACCTCGAAATCGAGGGTGCCATTGACGACGACCGGATCACGACCGGCGACATCGAACGCGGTCTGTATGACGACGCGCGGGTGGACCTCTACATCGTCAACTGGAAGGCGCCGACCCAATACACGCACCGGGCGCGCGGCACGTTCGGCAATGTCGTGCAGGTCGATGCGGGCTTTGCGGTGGAGTTTCGCAGCCGCGCCCACGTCCTGAACCAGCCCATCGGCCTGACCTACCAGCGGACGTGCCAGGCCAAACTTGGCGACGGGAATTGCAAGGTCAACCTCGCGCTCGCGGCATACCGTGCGACCGTGACCATCACCGCCGTGACCGATCATGTCGTCACCGTCTCGGCCACGGGCAAGGACACCGATTTCTTCACCCTCGGGACGATGATCGACGCGAGCGGGGCGCGGTTCGGGGTCAAGTCGCACCGGGACAACACCATCACGCTTTGGGAGGAACCTGCGGTGCCGCCCGTGATCGGGGCGACCGTCACCCTCGTCGCGGGCTGCAAACAGGACATCGCCACCTGTCACACCAAATTCGCCAACCGGCTGAACTTCTTTATGGGCTTCCCGCACATGCCGGGGAACGACGCCCTGACGAATTACCCGGTGCGCGGGCGCGACGAGTATGACGGCGGCAGTCTGTTCCAATGAACCGGGTGGTCACAGAGGCGCGCGAGTGGATAGGCACACCCTACCGGCACCAGCACGCCACCAAGGGCGCAGGGTGCGATTGCCTCGGGCTGTTGCGGGGCGTCTATCGGGCCGTGGTGGGGCCGGAACCGGAAACCCCGCCGCCCTATTCACCGTCATGGGGTGAAGCTGGCGACGTGGAGTTTATGCTGGACGCGGCAGGCCGACACCTCGCCCCGGTCGCGGCGGGCGACTGGCAACCCGGCGACGTGCTGGTGTTTCGGATGCGCCGGTCAATGATTGCCAAGCATTGCGGCATTCTGACGGAACCGGAACGATTTATTCATGCCGATGCTGTTTCTCGTGTCGTGCATGAAACGCATTTGACCGCGAAATGGCGGTCGCGCGTTGCGGGGGTTTTCAGAATCCAATGGCAAATATCGTAATCAGCACGGCAATTGCGGTCGGCACCGCGCTTTTGCAAAGGGCCTTGACGCCCGACACCGTGACCAAGACCGAGGGTGCCCGCCTCGCCAATTCGCAGATCACCGGGGCCGCAGAGGGCGCGGCGGTCGCAGAGGTGTATCACAAGATCAGGGTCGGCGGGCAACTGATCTGGACGACGACATTCCGCGAGGAAGTCGTTGCGACCGAAACCGTGCAGGGTGGCAAGGGCGGGCCGCGCCAGATCACAGAGGAAACCAATTACCTCTATTATGCGTCCTTTGCCATCGGGATCACGCGGGCAGAGGGCGACGTGTTGCTCGGGACCGTCTATTTCGACGGGGCCGCGATCAATCTGGCCGACATCACCTATCGCTTCTATGACGGCAACCCGACGCAATTGGCAGACCCCAAGATCGAGTCGGTCGAAGGCGCGGAAAACACACCGGCCTACCGGGGCCTTTGCTACATCGTATTCGAGGAATTGCTTCTGACCAACTACGGGAACCGGCTGCCCGCCGTGACCGTGGAAGTCACGCGCCTCGTGCCCGACACCAATCCCGACAGCCTGCGGAACAACCTGCGGTCGGTTTGCATGATCCCCGCGAGCGGCGAGTTTGCCCTGGCGACGGAAGTGGTCACGAAAGAGGACGGCGACGGCAACTCGACGCCGGTCAACATTCACACGCCCGATGGCACGGTCAATGTCGTCAAGTCTCTCGACGTGCTGGAATACGAGGCACCGAACGTCGATTCGGTGTCGCTCGTGGTCGCGTGGTTCGGGTCCAGCATCGACGCCACGGTCTGCACGGTGAAGCCCAAGGTTGAGACATCAACCGCCGTCACCGAACCGGTCCAGTGGCGTGTGAGCGACCGCACGCGGGCGACGGCAGACGTGGTGCCCGCCGACACGTTCGGCAACCCGATCTATGGCGGCACGCCGTCCGATCTGTCGGTGCGGCAGACGATGCAGGACATCAAGGCGCGCGGGATGCGGGCGGTGTTCTATCCGTTTATCCTGATGGACAGTGAGGGCTTCCCGTGGCGCGGGCGGATCGAGGGCAACGGCGCGAACCTCGTGGGCACCGCGACCCCGGCGCATTTCGGCGCGTGGAACGGCGAGGTGGTGCCCTACTCGGGGCCGACCGAATGGACCCTGCGCCGGATGATCCTGCACTACGCCCGCCTGATGGCCGACATTCTGGTGTCCGGTGACGCCTTCCTCGTCGGCACCGAAATGGTCGGCCTGACGAACACCTATGCGTCCTGGGGCACAAAGCTGGTCGATCTGATTGCCGATGTCCGGTCGATCCTGCCCGCAGGCGTCAAGGTCAGCTATGCCGCCGACTGGTCGGAATACAAGGGCGCGGTCCTGTCGGCGGTGTGGGCATCCGCTGATTTCGTCGGGATCGACAATTACCTGCCGTTGACCGACTGGCGGGACGGCGACGAGATTTATAACATTGACGAGTTTATGGCAGGGATCGAGGGCGGCGAGTATTGGGATTACTATTATCTCGATTTCGAGGACCGCGAGGACCGGGTGCAAACGCCGATCACCGACGCGATCTATCGGCAAAAGGACATCAGGTCGTGGTCGATTGCGAACCATCCGACGAAACCGATCTGGTTCACTGAATTTGGCTGTCCCGCACTCGACAAGGGCGCGAACCAGCCGAACGTGTTCTATGACCCCAAATCGACCGAGTCGTTCTTTCCCTATTTCTCGTCGGGGCTGCGGAACGACGCGGTGCAACGCCTCTATCTTGAAGCGATGTTGAAGTATTGGGGCGATGACGGCTTTGTCGATCCCGCCAATATGTTCGTGTGGACATGGGACGCACGCCCCTATCCGTCATTCCCCGCGCTCACCGATGTCTGGTCGGACGGCGACAACTGGTTCCTGGGTCACTGGATCACCGGGCGCGTCAACAGCCTGACGCTGGACCGCCTCGTGCGGCTGATCATGCACCGGGCGGGCTTCACCGACGCCGACATTGACGTGACAAGCCTGCGGGACTCGGGCGTGCAGGTCGAAGGCTTTGGGATATTCGAGGTGATGACCTCGCGCGCCATCCTCGAAAACCTGATGACCGCCTACCTGTTTGACGTATTCGAGGACGGCGACGTGTTCCGGTTCGTCATGTGCTACACGTCCGACACGGTGTCGGTCGATCTGGACGATCTGATCCGTGCCGATGGCGGCGACGATTACGAAAAGTCGCGGGTGCAGGATACCGATCTGCCCGACCGGACCAAGGTGTCCTATCTCGACGCCTTCCGCGACTATGCGTCGGCATCGGTCGATGGTCACACCGTCACCGGGTATTCGCAGCGGGTCAACGAGTTTTCGTCCATGTCGGTGATGCAGACCGGCACCGCCAAGGCGCTCGCGGACACCCTGACGCAAGAGCGGTGGATTGCGAAGAACGGGGTCAAATTCAGCCTGCCGCTCAACTTCCTGCGGGTGCAACCGGGCGACACGATCCCGCTCACCATCGACGGGGTGACGCGGAAATACCGGGTCGAACGGATCGTGACCGGCGATCAGCTTGACATCGAAGGCGTCGGGTATTCGGCGGCGATCTACAAGCCCAACTATTTCCCCGAGGCGGTCGCCAAGGCGACGATCCCGACCGCGCCGGGAAGTCCGCTCATGGTGTTTGCCGACATTCCTCTGGCCGACGAGACAAGCCCTGCCCTCTGGTCGCCCCGCGTGGTGGCAACGCAAAACCCGTGGCCGGGTGGTGTGAATATCTATGAGGACGACGACGATGGCGGCAACCGGCTGAACCTGCGGATCGACGTGCCCGCCAAGGTGGGCGTCACGGTCAACGATCTGCCGACCGGCATGACCGGCGTGTGGGATCGAGGCAACGACCTCACCGTGCGTCTGTTCAACCCGGCCAGCACGCTTGTCAGCGCGTCGGAACTGGCCGTGCTGAACGGGGCGAACACCCTCGCGGTCCTGACGCCCTCGGGCGATTGGGAAATCCTGCAATACCGCACCGCGACCCTGAACCTCGACGGCACCTATACGCTGCGGACGCTCTTGCGCGGGTCGCTCGGGACAGAGGGTTTCATGGGCAGCCCCACGCCTGCGGGCAGCCGGATCATCGCCTTCGACCCGACTCGGTGGTCAACGCTCGCGGGGTCGTCGGCCCTAATGAACACGGTCATGGGGTTGCGTGTGGGACCGATCGGTATCGACCCGTCAGACGGGCGTTATCGGGACGTGGACGTGACGCCTCGCGGCGTGGCGCTGCGACCCTACGCGCCGGTCCATCTGACCCAGGTCAAAGAGGCCGGGGGCGACATCACCCTGTCGTGGACGCGCCGCACGCGCTTTGGCGGTGACGATTGGGGCTATGATGACGTGCCGCTCAACGAGACATCGGAACGCTATGACGTGGTGATCACGGGCGGGCGAACGCTATCCGTAGTGGGTGGTAACTCTGTTTCCTATACACTGGCAAATCAGGTCGCAGACTTTGGGTCGGGCCAGGCATCGGTCGGGTGGACGATCTACCAGATCAGCAACCTTTACGGCAGAGGGGCACCGGCCAATGGGTAAGAACCGCGAGTTGCACGAGGAAGCGAAGGCGCTCGTCGCCCTGCACGGGTCGGTCGCGGCGGCAGTCAGGGCGAGCGGCATTGCCCGCACAACCCTGCGCCATCGCCTTGAACTGGACCCGGCAATCGCGGACAGCATGGACGCGGCGGGCACGGACATGGTGCCGGTGATGACGTGGGCCAAGACCAAGGACGGCAAGCCGACCGAATTTTCGGTCCTCTTGAAACCGACCGACACCAAATTCCCGGCGTTCCTCGACCACATCAGGGCGACCGTCGCCAGCATGACGGACGATCTGCCCAAGGGTCTGCCGCCGCGTTTCGACAACGAGGCGGGCAGCCTCTTGATGCTGGACCCGGCTGACGTTCACATCGGCAAGCTGGCGGTCGCGTCAGAGACGGGATACCGCTATGACGCCGACATCGCAGAGCATCGCATGGTCGAAGGCTGCCGCAAGCTGCTGGAAAAGGCGCAGCGCAACGGGGCGACGGCGGTGGTCTTGGTGATCGGCAACGACATCGCCCACATTGACAGCCCGTTCCGCAAGACGACCTCGGGCACGCCCCAGGACACCGATGGGTCGATCTTTACGATCTACCGGGTGGCGCAGCGGGCCTATATCCGAGTGGTCGGTATGGCGCTGGAAATGAGGCTGAACGTCACCATCCTGTTCAACCCGTCCAATCACGATTGGGTCTTGGGCTTTGCCATCGCACAGACCATTCAGGCGTGGTTCCGTGGTCATCCCAACGTGACCGCGAGCGACTATGCGGTCAGCGAACGGCATCGCAAATACGTCCGGTTCGGCAACAGCGTCATGGGCTTCACCCACGGCGACGGTGCCAAGGAGTCCGACCTCGGGCAGATCATGCTTGTCGAAGCCCGCCCGCACATGAGCGATGCGCGGCACCTCTACTGGTATGTCCACCATTACCATCACAAGATCAGGAAGGCGCTCGGGGTCCGGTCGATGATGCGGGAAAAGGACCACACCGCCATGACGGTGATGCAGGCCGGTGCCGGGGCGATGGAAGGCGACAACGTGATGGTCGAATACGTCCGCAGCCCGTCCGCGCCTGACGGCTGGCACGACCGCAACGGGTATCTCGGGCGGCAGGCGGTTGAGGCGTTCCTTCACCATCCCCAGGACGGACAGACCGACCGGTTCACGGTCTGGTTCTAAAGCGAACGCCCCGGCCTGTCAGGACCGGGGCGCACGGGCAGACTCGAGTCGTCGGTCGATCAGACTGTCAGCAACCACACCGCAAGCGCCAATTCAGCGGCGGTCCCGTCATTGACCACGACATGATCCGGCGCGGGCGGGCGTTCCGAGACATGGTTGTTGACCGGGCCGACGCCAGGGCGACGGATTTCGATGATCACACCGCCGCGCGATCTGATGGCTTCCGCCTCGTTGTCGAACCGCACGTCATCGAACACCGCGTGACCGGTCACGTCGCGCACCGCCGCGTCGGCCCACAAGGACTCGGAAATGAGCGCCCTGCCCCAATCGGTGCCCAAGGTCTGCATCGCATAGCGGGGCGTCTGCCCGTTCAGGTAAACCGTGGGCACCTCTTTCAAGTCGCCCTCGATCATCCGTTCCCGCTCTGCCGCGTCGGCACCCTGCGCCAACAAGAGCGCCCGCATCATGTTCTTGAGCGGGGCGGCAAACTTGCGGCGCTGATAACCCATCGCCACCAATTCGGTCGCGGCGGTCGATTTGCCCGCGCCCGCGTATCCTGAAAGCCCAACGATCATGTTCAGCCCATCCCCGGCATCTTGAGTGTCATCCCCGGCAATGCGGCGCGGGTCGCGTCGATCTTGTCCACGAGGCCGCGCACCGCGCCCTCAAGGGTATCCGCCTCGAATTGGAATTGCAGGTTGCCCGCCTGATCCTTGGCGTGGGCGAAATACCCCGGCGATCTGAATGCCGTGCATTTCCCCGCGTGCAGAACGTGGATCATCTGTTTCTCACAGATCATGCGTTCCATGTCGGCCAGTGTGGTCATTTCACACCCATCCCTGCAAAGAGCATTGCTTTTGCCAATGCTATCCGCGCGTCGGTTTCCTCGCGTGAACCGGGCAAAAGCGTGCTTGCCACAATTCTGCCGTTAAGGGCAATGATCATATCACCAGTTTCCTCGCCATTTCGATGTAGTAAAGCCAATTCACGTTATCCCAACGAAACGTTGCGATGTCGTTACATTCGGTAATTCGCCAACCCTTCTCGACCGCAAATTCCCGCTCGTCGGTCTTGTCCTTGAGCGGCGGCATGATCTTGACCGCCTCTGCCCCATCGGTCGAAACGTAATAGCGGGTCGTGTTCTGGACGGGCTTCCCGCCGATGGTGAGGCGCGAGGATTTGGGCACCTTGACCGACAGCATGAAATCAAAGGCTTGCCCGTGGTTCATAATGAACTGCGCGATGTCCGTGCCGTCGATCATCGCCGCCTCTGCCGCCTTGCGTGCCACCAGCGCGCTATGGTTCTGGTGCCATTGCCGTTCGCGGGTGAATGGATCGTCGTGGGGCGTGACATAGGCATAGGCACCGATGCGCTTGCGCTTGCCCTTGGTGGTCACGGCGATATAGCTGTTCACGTCCCTGATGTGCATCGCGCTATAATCGTTCGCTTCCAATTCGAGGCCGGTGTGGGCTTCCCATTCCTTGCACGTCGCAAAGAACACCTCGCGGTCGCCCTTGGGCACCAGCATCGTCAGGCCGTCCGTATTGATCTGGATCATCCTGCCGCCCGTGCGGGTGGTCAGCCATTCGGACAACATGCAGAGGAATAGCTGGCCGTTGATCGTGATCGACATCGTATATTGCGGATCGAAGAACGGCGAATACTTGTTGTTGCTGTCGCCATAGACGCCGTTGAGCGCCAGCTTGAGCATCGCATTCTCGGCGGTGCCTTTCTTGTATCCCCGGCGCATGTCATAGACGCGCTTGTAAATATCGCAGAACGTGGATGACAAGTGTTGCGGGAACCAGCTATTCGCAATCGCCAGGTTCGGGTAATAGCTGGCAACGTCCACGTCGATCAGATCGTGCGTGTCGGTCGCGCGGATCACCTGTTTGCGGATCGACCCGTGAATGCCGCCCGTCCCAAAGTCGAACCGGAAACCGTTGACGGTCGCGGACAGCCCCTTGAACACGCCTTTGGTGTTGACGGTGCCGTCGCCCTCGTCGTCCTCTGACACGGTGGACGCCTTCAACGACTCCTCGACCTGATCCTTGGTCAACACCTGACCGGCCAGCCAATCCCGCACGCGGACGAACTCGGGGTGTGTGAATATCACCTTGGGGCTGATCACGTCCGCGAGGGCGATCTGGTTCCGCAGCGTTTGCCGGGGCTGGCGGCGACGATTTACCCGCTGATAGCACGATCCCGGCACCTCGCGTTCAAGCATCGTCTCGAAGAATTTCTTGCCAATCTTGGTGTCATTGAAATTCACCACGTCGCCCATTTCGGGATACTTGGCAGCCAATTCGTCGCGGAACGCGATCTGATCGAGGCTGAACCGATAGAACCTGACCGTCTCGGCAACGTCATGGCACATATAGGCGATGATCCGGTCCTTCTGTTCCGAGGTGGTCGGCAGATGGGACGGATACGGCAGATCGACCACGCGACCGGCGCGCATGTTGATTTCGAGTTTCTTGAGGCCGGTGGATTTCGACACGTTGTCGAAGTGGTGAATCTTGAACAGATCGACTTGCGGCACGATCCTGTCGGACGGCCAGATCGTATGCCCGAACCGGTCGCCGCCGTTGATGATGGCATCGCTCTTGGTGCGGGCGTCCTGCGCCGTGAACGACCCGCGCGAGTGGAATATCTGCACGAGGTGTTGGCACACCGGCCAGTCGAAACCCTCGTTGTTGAAACCGACCATGCGGGCACCGATGTCCCGCAGCCAATAGATCATGGTGACGAAATCCCGCGACTGATCAACGCGGTCAGACACCTCGAATATCCAGCGGGTGCCCGTGGCGACATGGGTGATGTCGCACGAGAACAAGTCCAGATACGTTTCGATGTCATATGCGAAATCAGTCGCGGGGATAGTCACAGGGTCGGCCCTTGAACTGGTATTCGGCCATCAGCTTCCCGTGGCCGGTCGTCGCCAGCTTGGTCGCGTGCCCCGCGTTCACCAGAACGCCGCCAGTCTTGACGTGCAGCACGGCCTTGCCGTTCGCCTTGAGGGTCGCCAGAGCGGCGGTCTGTTTGTCGGTGAGTGCCATTGTGGTCATCCTTGATCGGGTCGTGCGACTGATCCCCGTCGCCGGGAAGCGGTCAGGCGGGCAGGTTCACAAGGGTGAAATCCCCGCCCGAGGCGACGATGCAGGTCAGGGCACCGGGCGGCGTGACGGTGATCGTCCACGTCCCGGTGGTGAGGTTCGCCCACGTTTCCACGAGGGTGTTGCCCGCCCCGAGGGCCGCGACCTGGCGCACCTCACCGTAGTGTTCGGCAAGGTGGATCAGGACGCGCGCATGGCTGTCGCAATTCTCCTGCGCGACGGCGGTGACGGGGCTGACAAGCGCCAGCCCCATCGCAACGATCCCGGCGCGGATCACTGACCGATCCCCGGCATACCGGTCGGACCCGCGAGGATACCGGTGTGGGGGATCGTGTTACCCGCCATCGGGGATGCAGTCGAAGGCATCGCACCGGGCATCCCCATGCCTGCGGCGGCAGGAACCATCCCGCCGTGGGCCGGGGCACCGGGGTTTCCCATCGGCATCCCCATGCCTGCGGGCGGCGTGGCACCGGCTGCCGTGGGCATTTGCGAAGCGCCGACCGGCATGACGGCAGCACGACCGGCGAACGCCTGCGATGCGGACACGCCCGAGGCAATCGGTTCGCCATACCCGAGGCGACGGACGGCGACCGGGTTGAGGTAAATGCCCGCCGTGCCGTCCATCTTGCCGTTGACGACCGCGTTGAAAATGATGTCCGCGTAGTCGCCCCGCTTGATGTCGGCGCGGTTGATGTCGTTGCCGTTGAAGTCGCAGCACGACACCTCGAAATTCGTGCTGAACTTGAAGATGAAACAGCCCTTGAAGTATTCGGGGGTGGGACGGGGCTGGCCGGTTTTCTTGTCATAGGTGACGACATCGCCGTCCTGCACCTTCCACGAGAAATCGCGGGCCGCGAGTCCCTGATTGATCTGTTGCATCACCAGCGGCACGTTGGCGTAGTCGGTCGCCGCCATCGTCCAGAGGGCATTGATGATTTCCCCGACGCCGGGGGTGGTCTTGGGCACGGCGAGGCCGAAGAAATACCGACGATCCTCGACCGCGATTGCCTTGCCCTCGTGGTCTTTGTCCGACTTTTCGGTCAGGCTGCCCATCACGAGGCGACCGCCCGGTGTTTGCAGGTTGTCCAGTTTGGTTGCCATTTGTAACGTCCCTTTCAGATGTTGCAGAAGCGCGGGGTGCGCTGGTAGCGCGAGAAATGCGGGCGGGGCGGGGTCGGGCGGTTCGCGTGCGGGGCCAGGTAGGTCCGCAGGCCAGCGCCCAAAAGCTGATAGAACTCTTGGGCGAGGTTCAGCCCCGAGTAGGGCTTGGGCGCGGGCTTGACCGACACGCCGTGCGGGTGGTCAACGATCATGTCGGCGGCGCGCATCTTGGCGACCCATTTCCGACCCCATCCGGCGCGGTCCTTGATGTGTTCCGGGGCGAACGCACGCCCGATGTCGGCGGGAAGCATGACGGATTTGGTCAGGACATCGGTGATGTCCCGGTCGTGGTCGTCCATGTTGTGACCTCTATTTGAACAGGTTGTTGAAGTATCCCGGCGCGATCTTGCGCAAGGCGGGTTTCGTCCTCGGGATTTCGGTGATGGCGGCGACAACGGACTCGTCGGCACCCATGCGTTCCAACTCGGCAGGCGTGACCATCTTGGGCGAGCGCGGGTCGATCCCGGTCATCGCCTTCACCAGATCGGCCGGAAATTTGAAGCGGCGTTGACCGGCGCGCTGTTCCATGTGCCAGCCGGGGAGGTGTTCGCCCTTCTGGATGCGTGCCTCGGCTTCCGCGTGGACAGCGGACATGCGACCCTTGAGCATGTCGGACGACGCTTGAAGAAACTCCAATTCCTCGACCATTTCCTGCGCTGTCATGTGCCTCTGCTGGTTATTGCAGAGGGCGGTAAACGTTCGGTAATTGGCGCGAGCGACAACCGGGCAGGTCGCGGCGGCGGGGCAATACTCGCAATGCTCGCCTGCGGTGGCCGGGGCGTCGGGCGCCTGCGCCCGCTCGGCTGCCGCCTCAATCTCGTGGACGAACGCCATAAGCGCCTCGGGGTGGCAGGACCATGTGCGGTGTATGCCTGCCGCGTGATAGGCGCGGGGCTGGTAAACCCCGATCACGACGCGCCGGATGACCACACCGCGAGCGGCGAGTTGGCGCAATATCGCGCCCGTATAGATGCTGATCTGCGGGTTGCGCGCCGGTTCCACCAGATCGAAACCATATTTCAGATCATCGACCCGCAGCACAAAGTCGGCGGAAAGGACCGCATAGCTGTCGGGCGTCCCGGCGACATACTGGTTCAGGCGCACCTTGCGTTCGACGTGGATTTCGCCGCCATAGGACCGCACCAGATCGACGTATTTCTGGATGCGACGGGCCATGTCGATTTCGACAAGCCATCCGTTCGCATGGGATTGGCCGACAAGATCGGCGCAGGAAGCGACTGCGCCCGTCAACGTCATTTCCGCGACCCACGCGGCGCAGGTTCCTTCCCGTGCCGGGTCGGTCGGCACCTCGGGCGGAACCTGGGCAGCCATGCGGGGCTGCGCCGCGCATTGGGTCCAGATATGAGCGGATGACGGGCGCAGGTCCATCGGTCAGCCTTCCAGCTTGACGAGGGCGTCATACATCGACGCGCGGGCCGACTCGTTCGTCGGGAACGAATTGGGATCGACGCCCAATTCCCCATACATGGCGATCATGCGGCTCGCGTCGATCTTGCCGTCCGTCATCATCGCGTGGGCCTTGGCAAGCAACACCTCGAAGGTGATCGGTTCGGCGCGCGTCTCGGCGGTCGGCAGCGGCATCCCCGGCATCCCGGTCGGGATCGTCGGCATCGTCGGCGCGGTCATCTTGCCGCCCGCAGCCTTGAAGTCGGCACGGCGCTGATCGGCTTCCTTCGACTTGCCGCGCTTGGAGCGCCAGAGGCCGCCCGCCGTGAACGACTTGGGGTCGGCGTGGATTTCGGGGTCATACGGCAGCCCGTCGCCATCGACATCGGCGGTCACGACATCGCCCGTGCCCTCGTCATCGGCGCGCGTCTCGACCGGGGCGACCGCCGCAGGGGTGTTCACGACCGGCGCGGCGGCGGCGGCAAGAATGGCTTCCTGCGGCACGGCGGCGCGGGTGATGGGGGCGGTTTCGGTGCGCGTGGTGAGTGCGAAGTGGGCGCGCACCTCGTCCTCGTTGTCGAACTCGTATGTGACGGTGATCTTTGCCATTCGCTGTTTCCTTGTTTGTGGATCGTGCGGTTCAACTTGTGGTTGACAATGTGGACCAATACGGACTAACAAACCGTATGTCAACGCCCATTTTCACATTAAGACCCGATCAGTCTCAACTTATTGCCGATTATCGGCAAGAGGCCGGTAATGTCTTGCTTGTGGCACCTACGGGTTTCGGCAAGACCGTGGTCATGGGCAAGCTGGCGAGTGAGTCGGCGGTCCCGTCCGTTGCCATCGCTCACCGGCATGAACTCGTGGGGCAGATCAGCACGGCCATCGCCCGGTTCGGGGTGCCCCACAACGTCATCGCCAGTCAGACCAGCGTGTCCTACTGCATCCAGCGCCATATCCGCGAGTTTGGCCGGTCCTTCTATGACCCTCGGGCGACGTTCACGGTTGCCAGCGTGGACACCCTCGCGGCGCGGGCCGACAGCCTCGTGCAATGGGCGAACCAAATCGGTTTCTGGATGATTGACGAGTGCCATCACGTCCTGTCGGGCAACAAGTGGGGCAAGGCAATCGCCATGTTCCCACGCGCCCGAGGCGTCGGCTTCACCGCGACCCCGGTTCGGGCCGACCGCCGTTCGCTCGCCAGGTCGCAAGGCGGCGTGTTCGACGCGATGGTTGTGGGTCCGAACATGCGGGAACTGATCAATCGAGGGTCGTTGTGCGAGTATCGCATATTCGCGCCGCCGCAGTCCATCGACCGGTCGCACATCGCCATCGGCGCGAGCGGTGACTTTTCGTCGGCGTCGATGCGGAAGGAAGCGCACGAGTCAAAGATCGTGGGCGACATCGTTTCGCATTACCTCAAGATTGCACCGGGCAAGCGCGGGATCACGTTCGTCGTGGACGTGGAACAAGCGACAGAGGTGGCGGCGGCGTTCCGCGCCAAGGGTGTCCCGGCAGAGTGCGTGAGCGCCAAGACGCCCGACGCGGTGCGTGACGCGGTGTTCCAGAAATTCGTCAAGGGCACGATCCTGCAAATCGTCAACGTCGATCTGTTCGGTGAGGGCGTGGACGTTCCTGCGGTCGAAGTCGTCAGCATGGGCCGACCGACCGAGTCCTACGGGCTTTATGTCCAGCAATTCGGGCGGGCCGTGCGGACCCTGCCGGGAAAGAAGCACGGCACCATCATCGACCACGTTGGCAACGTGATCCGCCACGGGCTGCCCGACGCCCCGCGCGTGTGGTCATTGCTCAACGAGGAACGCGGCAAGAAACAGGAACGCGACCCCGACATCATGCCGGTGACGACCTGCACCGAATGCTTTTCGGCATTCGAGGCGACCCGCCCCGACTGTCCGTTCTGCGGGCACCGGCCTGAACCGACCGGGCGTTCCCGCCCCGAACAAGTCGATGGCGACCTCTATGAACTCGACGCCGAAACCCTCGCCAAGATGCGGGGCGAGGTGGCCGAAATCGACCGGCCCAATCCCATCACCGCCGTCGATCCCCGCACCGGGGCGATGCGCAAGAATTGGGACGCACGGCAGGAAGCCCAAGCCGATCTGCGGGCGACCATCGCCTTGTGGGCGGGCGTCCAGCGCGACCTCGGGCGGTCGGACAGCGAAATCTACCGCCGATTCTTCCACGGCTACGGGATCGACATTCTCACCGCGCAAACCCTGGGCGCATCGGACGCCCGTCAACTCAAGGACCGCATCAAATGCTTCTGACGCCTAACCGGATCATCGCCGCCTCGCGCAACTGCCGGTTCAACGGATGGACCTCGCGGCATTACTCGATCCTTGAACACATGGTGATCGGCACGCACGTCCTGCGGGCGACGGGTGCGCCGCGCAATGTCCAGCGGGGTTTCCTGTTGCACGATTTCGAGGAAACGGAAGTCGTCGGTGACGTGCCCTCGCCCGACAAGGCGCTCTACATGAACGCCGACTATTACCGCGCCGTCGAAGCGTTCGACCGTCTCTTGTGCCTCGACGTGAACCTTGAATACCGGTTCCTGTCGCACCCTGACGTTCGCATGATGGACGCCATGATGGCCGGGTGCGAGTCCCAAACCATCTACCTTGGCGACTGGCGGGCGTTTCACGAGGATTGCCCCGAGACGGACATGATCACGGACCTGATCAAGTCGGAAAAGTATGCCGACACCAAGGCCATTTTCGGCTTCCAAACGCTGATGGGTCTGCTGTCGTGACCATCTTTCAATGGGCACACCGGCACGGGCTGACGCAGGCGGCGGTCGCGGAACTGATGCAGATCATCGACCCCACGTTCCCGACCGGTGCGCCCGGTCCCGAGGCGAGCGAGGCGGCGGTTCAGGCGAATATCCAGCTTGAGGCGGCGCGGCGCGGCGGTGCGCTCTGGCGGAACAACTCGGGGGCGTGTGTCGATCAGGAAGGGCGGCAGGTCCGCTATGGTCTGGCGAACACGTCCAGCAAGATCAACGAGGTGTTCAAGTCGTCCGACCTGATCGGGATCACGCCCGTGCAGATCGGCGGGCAGATCGTGGGCGTGTTCACGGCGGTCGAAGTGAAGGCACCGGGCTTCAAGGGTCCACGATCCGACCGCGAGAAAGCGCAGAACGCCTTTCTGACCAAGGTGCGGGCGCTCGGGGGAATCGGGCTGTTCGCCCAATCAGTAAAGGACGTGTGGAAATGAGGATGACCCCGGAACAGCGGCAGGCGGTGATCCTGACGGCAGCCCTGCGCCTCGCCCGCGACGGCGGGCTGGTGGCGGTGACGCATAGCGCCGTGGCGCATCGGTGCGTGATCGAGACGAGCGAAAAGACCGTGCGCCACTATCACAAGTCGCGGGCCGCGTTGTGGGCTGCCGTGGTCGCCGCCGACGCATCGTTCGCGCCCGAGGGCCGGGAATTGGGGCTGTCATGCTGAATCTGTTCCTGGGTGACGCGCGCAAGCTGTTGCGCGAGGTGCCGACCGGCATGGTGGACCTGATCATCACCGACCCGCCCTATCCCACGATCAGCGGCGGGTCGGGGCCATCCGAGACGCACCAGCGCCCGAGTGGCATGTTGGCGTCGAACGATGGCAAGATATTCGCCCACAACGACATCAAATTCCGCGAGTATTTCCACGACCTGCACCGCGTGCTGAAAGACCCCGGCCACCTCTACCTGATGGTCAATTTCCTCAACCTTGAGGAAGCCTTGGCGGAACTGCGGCGGCACGGCTTCAAGCTGCACAATCTGCTGGTGGCGCGCAAACAGAACGCCACGCCGAACCGGTGGGGCATGAAGAACTGCGAATATGTGATCCTCGCCCGCAAGGGTGCGGCGTTCGCCCTGAACGACTGCGGATTCATGACCTGCCACGATTGGGTCAACCCGGTCGGCAACAAGACCCATCCGACCGAAAAGTCTGTCGATCTGATGCGGACCTACATCGAAAACTCGTCGCAGCCGGGTCAGATCGTCCTCGACCCGTTCATGGGCACGGGATCGACCGCCGTTGCAGCGCGCCAGTCGGGCCGGTCGTTTATCGGATACGAAATAGACGTTACTTTTTACCAAATAGCTTGCAACCGGGCGGGTGTCATGCCTAGTGTGGGCACAACCAGAAGGATAACGGCATGAAGCACTCGACCATCACCGTCCCGACCATCACGCCCAACATGCTCATGGTGCAATTCCTGAACGCCGTGCGGCGGCAGGATCGTGAAGGCGGGCACCTCGCCAGCTTCACGGGGCTGGACCCTGCCGAAACCGACATCGCCGTGGCGGTCGGGGTGCGTCAGGGCTGGTTGACCGCCGACTGCCACCTGACCCCTGCCGGTCTGGCCGTGATCCGCAAGGACACCGTGCCCATCCCCGACATCGACCGTGCGACCTCGACCCGCACCATCAGCTTTGCCGACCTCTACCGCGACCGGGACGGCCTGTCGAAGTCGCTTTACGTCCAGATCAAGGCGGTGCTGCCGCCGCACATGCTCGCGGCGCTTGAGGAAATCCACGTCGCCAACTGCGGGTTTGAGGATTTCGAGACACGGCACGATCTGCCGTCGCGGTCGGCAAAGGTCGTCGTGCGCTTGGCGCTTGAAGCCTACGCCCTCAACCTGGCAACGATCCTGTAATGCGAGTCCTCGTCGCCTGCGAATACTCGGGTCGTGTCCGCGAGGCGTTCCGCGCCCTCGGGCACGATGCGTGGTCGTGCGATCTGTTGCCGTCCGAGGACGACTCGCCGTTCCACATCGCGGGCGACGTGACGCCGCTTCTGACCCTCGCCCATCCGTGGGATTTGGTCATCGCGCACCCGCCCTGCACCTACCTGACCTATGCGGCGGAATGGGCTTACAACGACCCCGATTTCGTCCGCTATCCCGGCGTCGGGTATCACCAGCGGTTGAAGCCCGACACCCTGACCGGCGCGGCGCGGCGGGCGGCACGGCAAGATGCCGTGGAGTTTGCGATGCGGTTCTGGAATTGCCCCGCGCCTCGGGTCTGCATCGAAAACCCCAAGGGCTTCCTGACCACGATCCTGCCCAAGCCCAATGTCGTCCAGCCCTATAACCACGGGGATGACGCGAGCAAGACGACCTGTTTGTTCCTGCGGGGTCTGGACCCGATCACGCCCGAACCGTTCCGCTACGTCCCGCCCCGGCTGGTGGACGGCAAGCCCCGGTGGGCGAACCAGACGGACGGCGGGCAGAACCGCCTACCGGAGTCGCCCGACCGGTGGAAAGAGCGGTCGCGGACCTATGAGGGTATCGCCCGCGCGATGGCCGACAAGTGGGGCGTGGCGCATCACATGAGGATGGCAGCATGACCGAAAAGCGCGATCTGCGGGCACGTCACCCTGCCCTGTTGGAAGCGATCAATGCCGTCAAGGCCGCGAACGCTGAACTTGCCGCCGTCGCGGCTGCGGTGCAGGCGGAATGCCCGCACAACATCGTCGCCTATCGGGACAGCATCGAATACGGCAACGTCCGCGTCTGTTTCACATGCGGGCTGTTTGAGGAAGGCACACCGTGGTCATCCGTTAGCGGGCATTGGTCCCGCAACGATCACAAGCCCGCCGCGCTCGGCAACGAGGATCACCGCGTGCTGGTGTCCATGCGTCAGGACATATTCGCGCTGCGGGTCGCGCCATGACCGGGCGCGTCCTTCTCACCATCGCAGAGGCGGCGGAACGCCTCGGGCTGCCCGAGAAACCCTTGGCAAAGGCAGCACTCTCCTATGGATTTCTGATAAAAGTGGGCGCACAGTCCAGAATACTCGAATCAGAAATCATGGAGTTGTTGGAACAATGCCGATGCCAGCCAAAGGTGCCCGCCTCGTCTTGCGGGAACGAAAAGGTAGGGAGTCAACCTGGGTCATCAAGGACACCGGTGGATTCGAGCGCAGCACGGGCACGGGCAGCCTTGTCGAAGCTGAAAGGCAACTCGGGGAATACATCGCAGCCAAGAACCGGCGCGACGAACCGGCAAAGCCCGAGGACATAACGGTGGCCGAAATCCTCGCCCTTTATGCAGAGGAACACGCGCCGACCGTGGCCGACCCGGTGAGAATTGCAAACGCCATTCAAGCCCTGTTGCCGTTCTGGCAGCACAAGACTGCAAACGACATTAGCGGGCAGACCTGCCGTGCCTATGCCGCGTCCCGCAAGAAACCCATCAAGTCGGTCGGCAACAAGATCATCCGTTACGATCCCATTGCGCCCGCCACGGCACGCCGCGAGTTGAACGTGTTGCAGGCCGCGATCAACTACAACTTTGCCGAACGCTACATCGCGGTCGCGCCGACCGTCACCCTGCCCGCCACGCCCGAGACGCACCAGCGCGCCCTTGAGCGCGACGAGGTGGCAAAGCTGTTGTGGGCTTGCCGTGCCCGTGGGCGCACCTACCGGCACGTCGCGCATTTCATCCTCGTGTCCATCTACACCGGCACGCGCAAGGCGGCGGTCCTGAACGTCGCCCTCGACGGGCCGCAGCGGCATAGCGGCTGGATGGACCTGAACGCGGGCGTCCTCTACCGGATGGGCACGGCAGAGGTGGCGACCAAGAAACGCCGCACGCCTGCCCGTCTGCCCCGCCAGCTACTTGCCCACGCGCGGCGGTGGCACCGTGCGGGCGATGAATGGGCTGTTCAGGGTCGCGGTGGCAAAATCGCGGAAATCCTCAACCCGTGGCAGACCATCGTGGCCGACGCGGCGCTCGGATGGGAACCGACCCCGCACACCCTCAAGCACACGGCGATAACGTGGGCAATCAGGGGCGGGGCGTCAGTGGAGGACGCGAGCGCCTTTTTTGCCACCTCTATCGAGACGATCACGCGAGTCTACTGGCACCTCTCGCCCAATTTTCAAAACGGTGCCGTTTCAGCAATCGAAGGAAGGTTCGGGCGATGA